TGTTTTTTAACAAATGACGTTGCCTCACCAAGAGTGTCAAAAGTCTTTATTAGTGTGAAAGGGACATATGGTTCCATGTGACCATACGAAACGGAATCGAATATTCTATACATAATTTATTTTCTTACTTTATCATAATTATTAACAAACCATTCAATAGTTTCTTTTAAACCATCTTCAATCGGTGTAAATTTAAAATCTGGTAGATACGATAATAGTTTTGAGTTGTCAGTTGGTTTTCTAAACTGACCATCAGGTTTACTGTCGTTCCAAACAACTTCACCGTCAAACCCCATTATATCAACAATCAAATCAACAACATATTGTATTGATACCTCTTCGGATGTTGATAGGATTATTGGTTCCTCTTCCTCGTAATTATCTAAAACCCATTCTGTCAGTTTAGCGACATCTTTATTATAAATGAATTCCCTTAGTGGTTTACCAGAACCCCAAACTTCAAATGGTTTGTTATCTCGTTTGGCTATGTAGCACTTATGTATTAGTGATGGTATTACATGACCACGCTCCAAATTAAAATTATCGTTAATACCATATACATTGGTTGGTATAACGCATTTATAATTCAGACCATATTGTTCTCTATAAGCTCTAACCTGAACTTCTGCCATTCTCTTTGCATATGCATAACCGTCATTAGATTCGTGTGGTGGACCTAAATGTATCTTATTCTCAGTAAGAGGATATTCAACATCATCTGGGAATATGCACGTAGATAGAAAGACCACCATATTCTTAATACCAAATTTTCTAGCAGCTTCTATGACGTTAGTATTCATCATAATGTTGTCGTAGAAGAACTCACCTTTATGTGTCATGTTGTAACCCACACCACCAACCTTGGCGGCACAATGGATTATTCGGTCTACTGGTTCTGGTGTGCTTGGTGCTTTTGGACCGTTAACGGTATAATACCTAAGTAGTTTTTCCACGTCTGTTTGGTTTCTTAGGTCACATAACCCAGACGTTAACTTTAGTGAGTCACCACCAAATTGCGAACCTATTAACCCGTTTGAACCTGTTACTAATAATCTACCCATCTGAACTATCTTTATAATACTCTAACCAATAATCAATCATTTCACTAATCATCATTTCAAATGTATATTTAGGTTCCCAGTTTAGTTCTTTTCTTAGTTTAGATGAGTCACCTTTAAGGTCCCGTAATTCTTCTGGTCTAAAATGTTTTTCTGCAGCTTCAATATAATCTTCATAACTTAATCCTAAACTAGAAAATGTATACTCACATAAATCTCTGACAGAATGAGATATTCCTGTAGCACACACATAATCATCTGGGGCATCTGATTGTAAAATTAACCACATAGCCTCAACGTAGTCCTTTGCGTGCCCCCAATCCCTAGTTGCATCTAAATTTCCTAAATATAATTTATCTTGTAAACCTAATTTAATTCTGACCGCAGCCTTAACTACTTTATTGGTTACAAAATTAGTTCCTCTTCTTGGTGATTCATGATTAAATAATATTCCATTGGAAATAAACATATTATAAGAATTCCTATAATTTCTACTTATATTATAAGAAAATACTTTAGCACACCCATAAGGTGATACTGGGGATAAAGGTGTTGTTTCTCTTTGGTACCCATCGTCATCAATGTTATTACCAAACATTTCAGATGAACTTGCTTGGTATATTTTTGAATGTGGTGACACCATTCTAATCGCCTCTAACAGATTAAGTGTCCCTAATCCTGTTACATTAGCGGTATATATTGGTTGGTCAAAACTGACCCTTACATGTGATTGAGCCGCTAAATTATATATTTCATTTGGTTGAACCTCTTTTAAAACTCGTATTAAGGATGACATATCAGTTAAATCAGCGTATTCTAAATTAATTTTACCTGATGAACATAAATGTTCTATCCTTGTTGATTGTGTTTCGGATACGGAATTTCTCTTTACTGTGCCCCATACTTCATATTCTTTTTCTATTAAAAATTCTGCAAGATATGAACCATCTTGTCCGTTAATTCCCGTAATTAAAACTTTTTTATTCATATCTAATTATATATTTTTTTACCCCACTATTGTTCAAATAATTTATAAATCTTTGATTATCTTCCTTGGTTAATGAATTACTATGAAAATTCAATTTCTTCCCTTTGGTTTTAGAAACTCTACCTTTATCACCTGAAATTATTTCTTTTTTACCTGTATTGTCATAAACATTTATAGATTCATTAAACAATTCTTCATAATTGTCCATAAAAATACCCAACTTTTTTTCATCTAAAATATTTAAAAATTTTAAAATCTTTTCTATGTTATTCTTGGGTTGGGTTAATAGGTCTTCGTAATAAATTAATATTTTATTGCCTTTATGATTGTGAAAAGATTTTATTAAATCCATAAACCACTTTAAATCATCATCGGTAAATTTATTTTTATGTCTCATAATAGCTTCCTTTGGGTTTCTAACTATTAGAATTAAGTTTTCATTAGGTTTAATATTAGAATACCAATGATTTTTAAAAAGTATGTAATCAGTACCAGAAACATGACTTAAAGTGTCCTTATTAACTAAATTAACATAGATAGGTTTATCTTCTTTGCTCATACCTTTAGTTGGTTTACCAGAAAACCATTCCACAATAAACCTAACCCAATGATTACCTGACCTAGGATAAGATATTAAATGATTGTTCATAATTAAAATTTATTAAATCTATTTTACAATTTTTAGATACTATATCTATTAAATTATTGTTAACGTAATACTCTCTATAATCTTTATTATTACTAACGTTGACTTTAGGTATATTAATTTCAAAACCAAGTAGGTCAGTTAATTTATCGTTAATTTCATACATATCTAAAGTATAGTCAACCATTAGTTGGTTATTTTGATATATGTAATCTGATTGGTTTCTCCAACCTTGATGTTTTAATTTTTGGGGTGTGTTTTTTAAAATATCTAAACATTCTTCAAATGTTTTATCCTTTAATAATTCATAATCTGGGTGTTTACCGGCTCTAGCCTTATCTTCTTTTGCGTGCCAATAACTTTTATCCATTTTAGCGTATTCATAACAAGAAACAACCCTATCCCAAGGGTTTCTAATAACACTTATTTTTTTATAATTTTCCCATTTATTAGGGTACTTGTTTTTATAATAACTCCATCCGTGATGACCAATGTCTACCATCTCTAAAGTGTTTGTTATCGCAGTACCAGCGTTTTTAGGTATGTGAACAAAAATTAATTTATATTTATCAGATATTGGCATAATCGAATTATTTAATTGCTTCAACATTTAGACTCATAAGAATACCATTATCCTTATCCATATGAGGTATATACGCTTGTGAATAATCGTCAATATCCGAATGCTCAGTTGTTCTCCAATCCCATAACTTAACATCTTTAAATCCTATAAATTCTAGGTCATCTTTTAAGGTGTTAAAATCAAACGCTATATAATGGTAGTTATATTCATATGTTTGACCACCATAAAGGAATCCCATAAGACTTTTTAATGGATAACCGGAATTATACATAGTAACAACATTTTCAAAATCAGGTACAGATATCCTTAACACACCACCATTAGATAATACAGTGTGCCATCTCTTAAGTGCCGAAAGGTACTCGTCACGACCGAAATGTTCTAAAACATGACATACATATATCAAATCAATAGAGTTATCTTCAATAGAATTTAATTCACCAACATCATCAATAATATCAGCACCTAAATCTAATCTTATATCTATATTAATAAAACCCTTTAATATTTTATGCCCACAACCTAAATGTAATTTTTTCATCTTTTTCTTTTTAAAACAATAACTGGTTGGTACATTCCGTTTTCTGTTTTTAATTTTTTTTCATCAAAACCAACCTTATCAATAATTTCCCATCCAGCTATCAATTTAGGGAATCTATATTCACCATAAATCCTATGAGCATTCCAAAAAATAGTATCAGAGCCTATTGGAACTGCTAAAAATAATAAACCATCGTCTTTTAAAATATCTTGCATTTTTAACATGGCCTCAAAATCCCCAAAAGGGTTTATAGGGTCACCGTATCTCCCTAACCCATCATGTTCAAAAGAGGAAATAGAAAATACCACATCAAATTTTTGTAGATTTTTACTATATTCATCTACTGTTAATAAGGTTAATCTTTCATCATCAGTTTTTAAAGAATTATACTCAATCGTAATAGGAATACCACCATAAGATAAAACTATAGCTTCATACCACGGTTGTGTAGAACCTAAGATACCCACTTTTTTATTTTTTATATCATTTTTTTCTAATAATTTATATAATTCTGTATCGGTAGAACCATAATAACTTACTTCTTTATTTTTAATTTTTTCCATCATAGAATTAACTACTTCTTTAGAATAAAATCCCTTCAATTTACTATTGTTATTATTTCGCCCATCAATTAACCAATGTCTTAATGTGACTTTACCATCTAAAGTAAATTCATTTCTTATAGCGGGAGATAATTCTTCCCATTTTATTATAGTCTCCATAGGTTTTATTTTTTATTTTCTAAATTTATCCATTTTTTATTACTTTTAACCTTCAGAAAAAATGGTGCGGGGTGGAAGTATTTTAAGATGCATTCTTTTTTACTTATTAATGGAATTCCTAATTTAGAAAACTCTTCTTTTTTTATAAAGAACGCATCCCACCTTAATGTAGTGACTAATTCATAACCTTTAGATTTTGCTAAATCATAAAAAGCATGCAAATTTGCCCCAAAATAACCTTCACCTACGTTTTGTTCATTCTCCTGAATAGTAACTGGATACTCATTAGAGATACCTGGATTAGTTTCTATTACTACTAAACGTGGTGCATAATTTAATGCTTTCCATACCCAATAATCATTACTATCAATATCAATACTTAATACATCAAAAATATGTGGTACATTATGTGTTTTAAAAAGTTCATTAATGTTGTCTTTAGTGACCCAAGTATTACCATGTAAATTGATATTGGGTATACTCCCTGAAGCACCCTCCAATAATAAACCCCCCCAACCCTCATGTATACGTAAATCCGCAGTATTTGAAAGATGGCTGCCATTCATTGCTCCAAATTCTACATAATACTTGTTAGTTACCCCTATTTTTTTAAAAATAGATTTTATCACACCATATTGACCCAATTGAGAATGTCCTTTTTGGGTGTTGGTATTAAAAATATCCTTAATGTTGGGGTGACCATTACCACCTTCTTGGGTATGTTTATTTATTAATTCTTTGACGATTTTATCGTTCTTTATAAGGGATTCTTCTATTAATCTCATATTTTTTGTTTTTATGAAAACACTAGTTGTGTCCATTTATTAATTGGATGAGGAGTTCTACCCCATGGATATAAAAAACTTTGTAGATTAATCCAGCCGGTGTAAGTATCCTTTATTTGACTTCTGTATTTTTTAGACATTACAACAGTAAATTGGTCCCAAGTAGCATTTATTTTACCATCCATCTTATCATTTAAATCTCTAATTATATCACCTCTCATCATGCTATTCCATTGGCTTATAACGTAAACACTTATCTCATACTCATCCTCAGTTTTATTTAACCAAACACTAAATTCATCATTTATTTTAATTTCTTTATGGCTTTTTGAAAATCTATTAACATTTTTTGTTTTTGAACTATTAGATACCTTACCCCCACCAAGTTTTATCTGAAATATGTCCATATCTTTTTCCATAGACTCAATCGCTACCTCACAAATCTTTTTAGAGTCATAGACCATCTCAACATCGTCTAAGAAAAACATTATATACTTTCCTGTAGATTCGGTTATTAATTTTCTAACTGACCTAACAAAACCTATTTCCTTTATATTTTTAAAGTTAGGTTTTATTTCTTTAATTTTTTCTTCGACTTTATCAAAAAATTGGTAATTGGATTCGTTAACAATTAAAAATTCAACATCCTCCGTTTCTATTATATTTTTATAAGTGTTTAAACATCTAACAAACAGATTGAATTGTCTATTGTTAGTTATTTTTAAAGGGGTTAGTATCGATAATTTTTTCATATGATAGTGATTGTTTATTTTAATAGTTTTATAATTCATAATCTAACCAAAATTTATCTATTTCTTTTTTATAATAACGTTTTATTGTTTATATTACTTCTTCGTCCATAACTTTTCTAAAACTTTTACTATTGGTTCTATTAATATATGGTAGACTATCCTCAGTTAAACCCAACCTAGAATTTAATTTTATAAAATCATCATTTAAATTTTCAAAATCTAATAGGGTGTCTACTATAATATCATCTTTTTCATCACACACATACTTGTTAATAGTCCATATAGTTCTGTGGCTATGGGTATCAACAGCTTGTTTAACACCACATGGGTTATTGTAATCGTGACCACTAATGATACCACCCTCTCTCATTTTAGGTAACCAAGCCTTAATATCCTTAACTACCGATTCATACTTGTGGTCAGCATCAATAAATACGAAATCAACCGTACCATCTTCAAATTTCTCAGCCATCTCCCAAGACATACCCTTTAGGTCAGTAATCATATCCATAACGCCACCCCGTTTTTTTACTTCGGTATAAATATCGTATAATACTGGTACTTGAGACTTCAACTTTTTATTCTTAGGTTCCGTCCATTGGTAACTATCACCCCACAAATCCACTGCATATATTTTACCATTAAACCCTAACTTTTTAATTTGGTTAGCTAAAAACGTAACAGAATGACCTTTCCATACGCCAAGTTCAACTACGATGTCGTAATTCTTACTGGCAATCATCTTATAAAACTCTTGGTAGTTGAACCACCAATCCGTATCTAAATTTCGCTTAACATTATCTTCCATTACTTATACTCTTTATCTTCTTGTTTATCATCTCCCAGATATTGTAATCATTCAACATCAGATTTCTAGCCTCTGTCAATGCCGCAATATCCTTCTCAGTTAATGGTGTGGTTATAATCTCACTGATTGTCTTCGCTGGGTTAGGGTCGTTAATATCAAGTAACCTGTAGCTACCTTCAGGGAACCACTCAGCGATATTGGGGCAGCCCCAGTATATCGGCATACACCATGATAAATAAGCGTCAGCCAACTTCTCAGTCCAGTAATTCTTCTGTTGTGAATTCTCCATAACGATGGTATACCTGTAATCAATCAACCCTTTGAATTTACACGTACCGTTATAATTCAACACACCTTTATATCTACCACCATAAGATTTGTTATGACCCTTCCCATACAAGTCCATTTCTGGTAACACACCACTGAATACTTTATCAACATATCTTCTCCTGTGTTCATGTTTACTAGATACAACACAACTGGCTAATTTATCCTTAGCTGGGTATTCCAGAGCCGTCAATTCGTCATAGGTCTTACCCAACCAATACGTTACACCACCATTAGCGTCTGAGAAGTCAATGATATGCTTGTACGGTATGTGAGGTACTCGCTTTATAAAGTTAGGCTCACGCTTGATGAATATTGTTCTATCAAGTGGTGGTTTTGGTGCCGTACTCTCCAGTACGATATAGAAGTCAGCCTCATCGTATTTATCCGTAACCACCAAGTCATCCCACTTACCAGAGCAATTAGGTGTTTGTTTTGAATACCTAGCATTCAAAGTGGGGTTTGGTTCGCCCCAACCGTTTATGAAATATATCTTAGTCATTTAAAATTCGTAGTTGAATAGCTCTATATCTTTAGCGTAAACCTCAGCAATGATTCCTTTGGTTTCCTCATCGTAATAATCCTTGTAATCAATGTGTGAGTTATCACTTTGGTTTATAACCTGTAGGTTCGGTACCATAACTTTAAACTCTTCATTTGTGGCTAACTCTTCTAACCTGAATACCTTATCAACCAATACCTTACCAGAGGTATCACAAAGATATTTGTGTTGAGCTTCCCAACCGTGGTGTTTGAACACCTTTGGGTTCTCTTTTAGTTTGTGTATAGCGTCCGTAAAGCTCATATCTTTCATCACATTATAGTCTGGGTGCGTACCATCCCTCTTAAAACCTTTAACAGAGTGCCAGTAACTTTCAGCCATCTTAGCGTACTCATAGTTGGAGACCGTTCTTGACCATGGATTACGAACCACACCGAACTTGGTGAAGGTATCCCATTCCGTTGGTAAACCTCTCATGTAAAATTGTGGGTAATGATGTCCAATTAGTGTGAACGCCATACCTTCAGCTTTACTTATAGCTGTACCACCATTCTTAGGTACGTGAATGAATATTAACTTATGTTTATGTGATATTGGCATCTCTTACTAATCTATCATAGTTCTTAGGTGACTCGCAACAAGTATTCCTTATACCAATAAGTTTAGACCATTCAAATACCTTCATATTAACATACATAACACTTTTAATTATAAAGTCAATTTTTTGTAGGCCTCTAATAATTCTTTTGGCGTTTGACCCCAATTACATGAAAATGCTATTTTAATATCTTTTTTCATTTTAATTTAACCCACTTTTGTTTTTAACCGTATTAAAATCTCTTATCATCCATTCATAAGTTTCAGAAACAATATTAGTAATATCACTTAGGCCAGGTTGTTGTATGGCATAGATTGGGTCCATTACAAAAGATTGACCTCTTCTTTTGACTATATGGTTATCTAAAACAGTATCTACAATATTGTATCCTCTACTCGTAGAGCTAGTCCATGCTTCAATCATATAGTCGAAAGCTTGGGCATTAGCCGCATATGCATGCGTAGTAAATGCAAAATTAGTTTTTAATATTCTATCGGTAACCCTAGTAAACCTTCCAGTTCGTGGACACATTGTTACACCCACATAAAATAAATCCCATTTACCAATACTTTTTAAATCTTTAAAGGCTTCTTCTAAACGTTTAATATCTGTTTCTACAAATAAAACATCATCTTCAAAAATTAAAACATTCTCTAATCCGTCTTCCTTACATTTTTTAATTAAAGTAAGATGAGATAAAGTACAACCAAGATTACCATCAGTATGTTTAATTCCTGACCATCTTTCTACTTGGTCTAGAATATTTATTTTTTCAAACTCTTTTTGAGCCAGTTCCCATCGGTCTACCCGTTCATCTAAGTTAATGCAATATACCTTATCAAAATATTCATTTATACCCATTTGTCAAATAATTTTTTAGTTTCTACTATATCGTAGAATTTATCTGGTGCTCCCCCCATTAGTCCTCGTTGGGGATACTCCCACTTTTCATAGTAGTCGACCAATTTTTTTATATCTTTAAAGTTAGGTGAGGCGGAGGAATTCTGTAGTTTTATTGCAATATTTTTACGTACATAACTCATATGGTGCATTTCTATTTCTTCTCTAGTAAAAATTTTGCACTTACCCCCATCCATCCGTCTAGTGGGGTCAACCAGTGCCGGAAATGGAAGACCTAAGACATATTGTTTGCCTCTTCTAATTTTATATAATAAGGACACATAATAATCTTCTTTTGGGTCTAAGCGATAAATAGGTTCCTTATAATATGTTGTCATCTGACAAGCACCAGAATCAAAATCCCCTTCTTCCATAGTAATTTTCATCGTTTTAAATTGTTCATCAGTGTAGAATTCGTCTGAATCCATGGCCATATGATGGGTACACTTCTGACCTTCTGATAAAAATAAACCAACATTTCTTTTAGTAATTTCATTATAGTGACCACCTTTGAGGGGCTGGGGTTTATACCTATAGAGTTCATCTACCAAACCATCATTTTTAAGTTTTTTAAGGAGGGGCACTAATTCTTTACTACAAGGATTACCAAAGTTAGAAATCTCCTGGTATACTACTGAAATGTAATCTACGTTTTCTCGGACACTTCTTATAGAATTCTCCAATAACTCTTCTCCATCAAATATGTTATAACTTATCCCTAATTTCATGTTGTTAATGTTTTATATTTATTTTTTATGATTAAAGACAAATTATTTTTATCTATATTAGAAAAATAATTATGACACATTCCACTTCCTATTATTTTAGGTAATAGTCTTTGTGTATAATCTTCGTATTCCCTTTTTAATTTTTCTTTGTCGTTATTTCTTGTTTGACTTTCATAGTGATATGCGACTGCACTCCCAACCAAATAATTTTTAAGTCTTTTGTTTAAACACTCAATGTTTAATTCTACGTCTTCGAAACATTCATTATATGTTTCTTTAAACCCCCCTATTTGTTTAAATAGGTTTTTTTTAATCATCATAAACGCCGCCGTATTCCCAAAAACTTCTTTTCTTCCTTGATGGTAGTTAAAGTAACTACCAATACCATGATGACTTACTCTAATATTATATTTGTCGTCTACAAATGCGATTACTCCCGAGTGTTGGATTTTATTGTCACCAAAATGAAGTCTTATTCCTACAGTTCCTGATTGTTTGTTTGTGTTAAATACCTCAACCATCTGAGTAATAGCATTATTTAACAACTTTATGTCATTATTACAAAATAATAACAATTCTACATCATCTTCTACGTGACTAGACACCATATCATTATTAATACTCGCAAAATTATAATAATTATATTCTATTAATTTGATGCTGGGTTTATCTTCAATATAGTTTTTTATTTCTTCTAATTCTTCTAAAGACGAACCTGTATCACCTATGTAAATTTTTAAATTAGGGTAATCATCTACCGTAATTAGAGAATTAACACACTCTTTTAATAGATGAACGTTCCCTTTAGTCGGTATCACCACCCCCACTGTTGGGTTTTTTTTAAGTTTAATTTTTTTACCCTTTACTAAAATAGGTGGAGTTAATGAGTAAGGTAAATTTTTAGAGTGGTTTTCCACAAACTGTCTTCTATTTTTTTCCCACTCATCATTCGTTTGACCTATAGATTTATGGGTTATAGTAATGTTAGTAATTACTCCTACTTTGGTTCCACCTAAATGGTTTGTAAAACAAAAGTCCACCTCATAAAAATGAAATCCTTTTATGTTTTCGTCAAAAGAATTTTTTAATCTATCTTTATGTACTACAAAAAATAAACCATCAACTAATATACTTTCTAATATTTCATCACCAAATTTAGGTGAGTAAACACTATTCCAAGTTTTACCTTCATGAGTGTGTTTAACTTGACCTAACATTAACGAGGGATTTTGCCACCATCTTCCTGTTGCTTGCATTTCAGTTGTCCCAGCGACACCCAGGATGCCAAATTTACTATTGTTAAAATGTGAGATAAGTTTTTTACCCCAATTCTTGGTATTAAATATAATGTCATTATGACAAAATACTACAATATCGTGTTTACAAGATTCTAATGCACGGTTATAGAACTGGGTTAGGGGTTCCCCTTTATTTATATATTCTATTATCTCCACACCCTTTAACCCCACAGTTTTTTTAATGTGGTCCGAGTGTTCAAGCATTGGTTCGGGGGTACAGTAGACAACACTTATCATTATAAATAGGATTTTACAGTTTCAGTGATGCCTAAATTAAAGTTAACCTCAGGTTTCCACCTTAATTTAGTGTAAATCTTATCAAAGTTTATGGAATGTCTTAGGTCGTGACCAGGGTGGTCGTTAACGAAGGAGATTAGCCTAGAAGAGGTACCTGGGACCAAACCCTTAATGTTATCATAAGTTAAACAAATTTTCTTAATTAATTCTAAATTAGTTAATTCGGTATTGCTACCAACATTGTACCTTTCACCACCTTTTCCTGAATGGAAGACCTTATCCAACGCTTTGACATGGTCTTCTACGTGTATCCAATCCCTTACGTTGCTACCATCACCATAAACGGGAATTTGATTATTTTTTTTGAGGCAGTCAATTACTTTTGGTATTAGTTTCTCTTGATGTTGGTTTGGCCCATAATTGTTAGAGCAGTGTGTGATACACCCAGGCAATCCATGGGTTTTATATGCCGCTAACACTAAAAAGTCAGCAGATGCTTTAGAAGCGGAATAAGGAGAACTAGGAGAAAAAGGTGTAAATTCATAAAAAGTTCTACCATCGTTAAAATCTAAACTACCATAAACTTCATCGGTGGAAACCTGTAAAAATTTAGCTACTTTATATTTTAATGAAGAGTTTATCAACGTCTGAGTACCAATAACGTTAGTCACTAAAAAAATGTCCTCGTCCTCTATTGAGTTATCTACGTGGGTTTCTGCCGCAACATTAATAACACCATCGAAGTTGTGTAAGTCAAAAAGATTGTTTATAAATTTTTTTTTGGAGATGTCTACCTTATAAAAATTAATCTTATTAATGTACTCACCCAGATTTTTTTTATTTCCAGCGTATGTTAGTGAGTCGATAACGTGGATGTCATACGTTGGGTATTGGTCTACCATGTATTTCACCAGGTGAGACCCTATAAAACCAGCTCCTCCAGTTATTAAAATAGTTCTTTTTTGCATATTATTTTTATTTTATACCAGTACTCCCGAATCCCTCACTCTCTCGATTAGAGCTACTCAACCCACTAACTTTATTTAATTCACCCCACACTTTATCCAACACTGGTGACACTACCCCCTGAGCTATGCGGTCACCATTTACTATGGTAAATGGTTCGTTACCTAAATTAACTAGTATTATTGAAACCTCACCCCTATAGTTACTGTCTACAGTTCCAGGGGTATTAAGTACCGTAATACCATGTTTTAAAGCTAAACCACTACGTGGACGGACCTGTAATTCATAACCCCTAGGAACCTCAAAGTAAAGGCCTGTAGAAATTAATTTTCTATCATGTGGGTTAATGGTGATTCTGTCCTCACCATTTAGATTAGCTCTAAAGTCGAAACCACTATCACCTTCATGGAAATAATCGGGGTCCGTATTAGTACTTTTATTTAAAAACTTTATTTGTATCTTAGGTTTAGTTATCTCCCCTTGGTTATTTGGGTACACCACACTTTCTTTTATTTTGGCGAATTTCTTTAAAGCTTTTTCAGTTTCTGGTGAAGTTTCTGACTGAGGAATTAAATTAGTAATCTCATTAATTGTTTCTTTTAATTTCTTAATGTCATTTATTATTCTTTCTCTACCCATTGTGTTATTTTTTTTACTAAATTTATTGTAGCGATAACATCATTTTCACAATATTCTTTTATGTTATCATCCCTATTTACCCCTAACGATTTTTCCTTTCCTTCAACCCAATCATAGTAATACTTATGCATATTCTCCCCTTTTAGGTCACCGTCTTTTGGTGAAATAATGTCTAATGAAGCACAAATTAAATCTAAGGAAGACAGTCCTATGTAGGAATTAAATCCCCACACCTCTTTAGTGTCTACCACCCTGGTTTCCCAAGGTTTATCGTTATATGTCGGGATTATTTTGGGTATGCTGAACCCATGGATTAATAACCGTTTACCGATATAAGGTAAATCAAAACTTTTAACATTATGTCCGCATAATTTAAAATTTAATTTATCTATCCTACCTAAAAGGGTTATTAGGTTGGTTAGAATACCTTTTTCATCTCCAACATAACTATCTAGTTTAGTTTTACCATCAGGAAGTAAAAAACCTACAGATACACAAATTATTTTACCAAATTCAGGTAAAAGAGCTGCTTTTTTAATAAACATTTCATTCATCGAGAGCTCTTCGTCTTTAGGGTACCTACGTTTACAGTAATCGTATCCTGTTTTTTCCCATATATTACATAACTGTGGGAATTCTGATTGTAGAGAATTTAAATCTTTCGTAATCCCCACAGTTTCTATATCTAGAAATAAAAGTTTATTTATATCTTTAATCATTGTTAATAATAATTAGGAGTTAGTGTTGGGTGTAATATATCCTCATAGGGTGCTTTAACTAACGATACAATTTCTGAATCTCTTGTATCTTCAGCTAGGTACTTACTCATTCGGGTAGTAGCCTCATAGACAGACTCAGATTCTACAATATATTTAAATTTTTTAACTTTTGGGTTGCCATTTCCGTCTAGGACTCCCGTTTCAAATGCTACAATTGCTTGGTAATACATATTTTTCTTTTTTAATGTGATTTTATTATTTGTTTATATAATTCGGCTCGTTTCTCGGTTACTCTATCGATATGGTATTTTTGTACTGACTCATAAAGCCTTTCACCTAAATCCTCAACCAATGCCGGGTTGGTCACTAATCTTTTTATGTGTTGGGCCCATAGTTTGTGGTTACGAGAAGAGTCAATAAGTAGAGAATTCCCCTTATCGTTAAATGTCCCCCCTTTTTCATAGGCATTAATACAATCTATCTGGTAAGGCCCAAAATCTTGAGCAATTAAGGCTTTTTTATGAAATCCAGCTTCTATTACTTTCAATTGTGATTTAACCCTATTGAATGTATGGTGTCTCAGAGGAGCTAAACTAATGTCAAACTTATTGTAATTACTCGCGTACGTTGTGATAGGTTTGGTCCAGACCCTACGATAAGGCGTACTAGAATCACCGAATTCCTCCCCAAACTTGAACTGCATTAACTGTGACATTTGACGTTCGTCTACTATTTTATGGTTCCCAGTGAATATTTTCTCATACTCAAACCAAACCGACTCCTTTGGTCGTATCGGTCTAGTTTTTTCTTCCCCCGTTTGTTGGTTCATTTCTGTAATACTTCCTCGTGTGTCAAACCCACAAAGTACGAACTGAATTTGGTCTTTTAAAGGTGATAATTTATTTACCACACCCCTCAGTATTTCCAGGTCAGCTAAGTGAGAAGACCCACCTAACCACCCTACCCTAATACGGTCACTCTCTTCTGCATTAGACATAAACTGTTTTTCACTAGGGTCTACACTATTTGGTAGTACGTAAACGTTTTTGCATAGTTTTTTAATTTCTTCAGCAAATAAAGGTGTGGTTGTAGTAACGTAATCAGCTAATTTTAAATTATCTGTTATTAGTTTATCCATTCCTTTATTACGAATTATCATATATGCTGGATGTTCTGGATTGGGTAACCAGTAATCATCTAAGTCCATAATAGCTGGGATACCCAATTTTTTAATCCTAGGGATAGTCTGCTGGGATAAATTGTAGTCAGGATGTAGGGTTCTATGGTAATGGATTAAATCATATTGTTTAAGGTAATTATCATCGTTAAGTCTTGGGTTGTAATCAATATCTACCCAAAAATCATCCCCGAAGTTCTCCTGTAATTTTAAATGTTGGTCGATAGACCTAAATTTGGATACCCCCGTACGGTCACTAGGTAAAACTAATACTTTGTATTTTGACATCTATTCTTTCTATTTTAGCTGTGAAAAAGGTACGGACAATACACTGAATAGTCAAACAAAAAAAGAGAGGAAATCCTCTCTTTTTTAAAACACTATATTTGTAATAACTTTATTTCTTTATCGATTTAATCGATTTAATGTTACCTATAAATACTTTATTACCTACACGTATCTGTAGACTCTCTTTAATGTTTTTAGATTCTATAAGTAAATTTTCCTCCTTCATAATTTCCTTTATACACTCTTTTATTGTCTCTTTTAGTGTGTTAGTGTCAAGAGAAGCTGAGTCAAAGGGGGAAGGTATTGGGTCATTAGACTTATTTTCTATAATGTTTGTCGTGGGTATTGAAACTTTATTTACATTACTATTCGCGGAACTTCTCATACCTCCCACACTATATTCTTGGGAATTCATTTTTTGACTTACTTTATCCATAAAAGACTCCGATAGGTTAGTGGTTGGTGACACATCAGGAATAGGGCTATCAATCATAGCTTGTTTAATAGCGTCTGGTAATCGTGAATTTCTTATGGCTTCTTCACTCATATTTGATTTGGGGTTCATATTTGGAGCACTATTAGAAGGCATAGAAGGCATAGTAGGCATAGTAGGCATATGAGGTTGATTAATATTTGGTTGTGTAGGAACTGATTCAGTTTGTAGGTTAGGTAGATTACCAACACCGTTAGTTTTTTTGTTCATGGCATCATGCTCCATAAATTTTCTAGCGGTTAATAGTGAATTTTCTAGGTTTTTCATTTAGTCAAATTTTACATTAATCCATACTTGGTTCATACTTTTATCACCGTTAGGGTTGTAGTTGGGTCTGGGTTCATCAAACTTTTCTGTCGTAGGGTTCCAGTTACGGACTCTATCTAATCTAAAAAATTTCCACCCAGGGACTTCGGTATCGGTAGCTCCTTCCGTTTGCCAAGCCCTCACCACGGGATTATTTTTCTTAGTTGTACCCGCACATACTGGTTCAATCGTCCTCCACCCTGGATTATTAATTGTATCCCCCTCATAGTAAATAACAGTAGTATTTCTATTTTTTATAGCTTTTTGGACTTCGTCCCTATTAGCTACCTCAAGTATAAGAGAATGTAGTGAGTTGTAAAGTTTCATACATAAAAACTTATGATGGAGTTAACCCGATAGTGCCACTAGTAACGTTATCGTCAGGAATACTATATCCATTACCAGAATTATAAGAATTAGTTTTTACAATTTCTTTTCTAGTAAGAACATCGGTTTTAGTCCCTGTCTCTTGGTCCCTTACACCTAAAAATACAGATGTCCCTCTTCCTTTTTCGTCACCATCACTTAACGCGTGAGGATGTTGAGGCCCATATTTGTCGGATTTAGGACTATAAATATTTTTAGGGAATAATTTATCCCTTTCTGCTTGAGCATATTCTGATAATCTTGCTCCTGGTTGTAATTGTTGTTCACCTGCCATAACTTTTTATTTTATAAATATTTTATTTTATCTTTATTTATAGTTCAAACCCTAGATTTAGTAATATTACTTTGAATTTAGAACATTTATCATCATTACAAGGACAAATCTCCACCTCAAACACAGTTAATTTACCTAACCTAAAAGTTAGACCATACTTAGCTTTTTTATTTTCACCTTTCCAGGCATTAATCCAATCTATTTTCATAATTTATTAGTTTATTCATTCGTTTTATTGTTTCACTTAAAGTCATCATACTATCCACACTGTCTGGTTCGGGTACGTTGACCTTGGTGGGATTTTTATTGCCGTCTTTTTCGTGTTCACTATAATGTGTATTCATCATACCACCATTCATTTTAGTTTTTCTTCCAGAAGATTTACCATCTCTAAGTTGTTTCTCTAACTCTGAAAATACTTTTTTTCCGTACTCCCCACCAGTTAAGTTATATGGTGAGGTACCCTCTTCTTCATTTCTAAAAAAGTTATTTATTTTTTTTAGTAATTCCATACTAATCACTGGGTTTTTAATTATGTTAAGGGCACGTTCATATCCCTCAGTGGTTTTTGGCCCAGTAAAATCCTGTACCACTGACTTAATGTGTTTAACACACTTGTTAGGTACTTTAATCTGATGTCCTTTAAGTGATTTATCCGGCATTTTGGAGTTTATTTAATATTTTGTTAGGGTCGACACCCTCTACGTCACAGGCTTTTTTAAATCTAGAACCCAGTTTGTCGAGTATGGGGTACTCTTTTTGGTCTAACAAGTCCATTTGAACACCCGTTCTAAGGTCTCCTTTCATATCTTTTTTATTTAAAATTACCTCTAACATATCTCGCATCTTTTTATTAGACAACTCAACCAACCTCTGTCTGTCAGAATCTAAATCTTCCTTACTACCGTCCACTCTTTTTCCAGATTTACGGGCTTTGTCTATAGCTTTTGGTAAACCCAAACCGTAGTCATCTTCGAAATGGTCAATAGTCTCTTGACCCGTCATTAAATCTATTTCCTCATTATCACCTAAAGAAGCTCCTTGGTATGACTCACCCCAATATCTTTTATAGTAATAACCAAATCCATTGCCTTTTTGGTGTCCGGTTTTTACCATATCATCACTGGTACTTCGACTAATTTTATTAGTTTTGTTAATTCCTAGAGGAATTTTTGAGTTAAGCATAGAGCCGTCATAGTCTACCAGTTCTTCCAGTTCCTCCTTCTTTTTACCTTCTAATTGACCGGTTTCCCACATTTCATGCTCTTCATCTGGATGAATATCACTACAACTTTTACCTTTATGTTCTAATCTCTTCATAGTTTCTTTTTATCTATAAATATTAATGCATTCGTTAAATATTTATTTATGTATGGGACCACAGAATTTAAATAACTATTACTTCAATAAATTAGACGCTAGGTTAGATTATAGTAGTTACTATGACATATTTTTAACGTCTGATGAATGGGATTACAACCGAGAAGTTGTATTTTCCCCTTACCTTATTTGTGTGGGTGACCACATTAATAACTATCTAAGTGGTGAGACTTGGTGTTCAGACTGTTTACCCTTATGGGTTGATTTGGGCAACCCTAAATCTAGTAGACAAATTTCTCCGTATTTGTGTACCGATTACGATGAAAACAATACTTTATTAAGTTTACCATACTGGTGTTCCGCATCACCTAACTCTAGCGATACCCAATGTACTTGTCCTAAATGTCAAAATAGAGAATTTACGGGACAAACTAAAGAGAAAACCTTGGTGTTTGTAGAATCGATTTGTGATGTTGGGTTAACTGGTGTTGACAATGGCCTGGTACAATACATGAGTGGTAATACCAATGAGTTTGACGTGTGTAAACTTTCATTAGTTAAAGTTAGTGCGTTTACAAGTACAATAACTGGAACTACGGCGGTGACGGGAATCTGCCAACCAACTGACGTAAGTTTGGGTACACATACCCCACCCAAGGTGAGTTACGATATATTAAATGGTGATTTGTTGATTGAGTACCCGTGTATTAAAAAACATGGTAGTTTAGGTCCTGGTGTGTCGTCGGGTTCGACGACAGTTAGTAACTTTAGTTTGGTTAATTCCGCTATGACATATTCGGGTTGTTGTAATTTTATCGCTGAAAGTGGTTATACCTTCACTATTTCAGATGTTAATATAATTCTTTCCGCAGGTACAGAAAATAATGGCATTTTTACTGGTAAGACAACTATAGACTATGGTTACTGGGAAGCACCTTGTAAACTAGACTCACTTAAAATATGGACTGATATGCCTGACCAGTATAAGTGGGACCATTTGCATTATGATAGAAGATTTAAAATGAAACAGGTCACTGGTTTAACTCACCAGTACAGTTATGGCATAGAATCGGTTTCGGGTCAGACGGAAGGGTACTATAATAACTTAAGAGGTGGATTTTACCAAGGATTCTACGAACTTTATGGTTACCCTTACCAAGTCTTACCTGAAAGGGCCGAGTGTGGTTGGACAGTAGAAAGTCTATTAAAATTTGATGTCGAATGTGTTACTGAATGTATAATTCCTGGTTCTAAAACGTTAAACGATGTGTACAAGGGGAATAAAGGAATATATTTCTATATGGGCACCCGAGCAGAAAATAAGTTCCATAATTTTTACTCTGCGGAGACCCACCTAAATACGTGTGACCAAAATGACTATAGTTGTTCAGGTATACCTATCCCAATCGTAACTACAGGGACTACTGGCCACTGTGGTACGGAGGTCCAAGTTATTACCTCTACTTATGATGAAAAAATAGATTCTTTAAGTAACTCTTTTGCCCTTCGGTTGACTGATGAGGGTAGAGTGGGATACAAAGCTTTATATTATACAGGTAGTTGTGCTACCACCTACTCAGACAAAAAGGTTTTAGATTGTAACACTAATGAGTACTATGTTGTAAAAGATTGTGTTACAGGATTAACATATATTTCTGATTACACCATTATAGAAAAATATAGTGATATTGTTTGTGGGTTAACTGGGAGTACTTTTGTGGAGACTTGTCCTTGGCTATTAATAAGTGCCAGATTCCAAAGAGACTATTGTTACGAAGGGTGTGATTTAGAAAATAAAGGTGGGGTAAATGATTTAATCAATATACCAATTATCGACACTCCAGGATATATAGATTCTGGTTTAAATAGCACCTCAGTTAGTTTAGTTAGGGAATCACCGTTAATGCCTGGATGGCAAGACCAGGGAAACAAAGTGGTAGTGACAGGTCAATATTTGGGTCCTGGTGATGTGGTAACTGGTTGTACAACTACAGAGTGTTGTTCTGAATGTGCACAACCCAACTGTTCTGGGTGTGGACCCGGAAGGGGTTGTACCACAAATTATACTAAATTGACTGAAGAAATTAAATTTTCTAAAAAATGGTCTGACGAAAGATTTTTAAGAAAAGGAACTTTAACTATTTTTGTTAACGGAAGACCTGTCTTAGTGGACCCTGATTTTGAAGAAATAATACCTAGAAGGTTAAACACCGAAAAGCAAAAACAAGTTGGTGTCCCGTTTAATATTTCATGGGGTGGTGGAACCCAAGGCCTTATAGATAACCAAACATTTAGTGTGGATACAAGTGGTAACACCATCACCTGCCCTCCGTATGTTCAAGACCCAAACGATTTAGGTTTACTAATAGAAAAGAATTTTGCGGGAACCTATATAGGGGGAATATCCCAATTAAGGTATTATATTAGGCCTTTGGGTGTGGATGAAATTTTCCACAATTTCTTGGTTAATAAAGACCGTTATGATTTAGTAGATTGTGCGGGGGGTTGTACGAATGGGTGTGGACCATGTCCCGCTATCATAATAAGAGATTGTGATTCTTTAGATATAATATTAGATTTTGCTGTAGGACAGGATATGGTTGCGGTGGATAGTTTAGCTCAATTTATTGTACCTCCAGAATATATATCTGTTAAATTTACGGGGGTGCTGGTGGATAATGTCATTAGTTATACCATAACCCGTATAGAAAATATGAAGACAGGCCCGAGTTCCATAGTTACCACACCTTTTTTAGCCTCACCAACCGACGTAATCCAAGTAGACATAGTTAAATTTGATGTCACAAAAGAATCTAAAGTAAGTATTATAGGCAATTTAACTAAGTAAAAAACTATTTATAAAATAAAAAAATATGTCTTGTAAATGTAAAAATATTATAGAAAACTTCCAAGGAGGGTCAATTCCTTTAGATACAATATTTGGGGGTAACGTTCAAATATGTGGTGCTGGTAAAACCCTAAGTGTAGAAAATATAATAGGTTGTTCACCAGTAACCATAGGTAATGACAGTGGTTGTACTTCAGGTAATACTGCTTTAGTGGTAAGCGGAAGTTCTATATTTGGGTGTGACGTAAATATATTGGGGAACATATATAGTGGTGGTACTAACTTGATGGATATTTTTTCGTCTGGTGGTTCTGGCACTGATTACTACACAACAGGTTTTACATTTAACCCAGCTAACTACGACCTAACAGTTAGTCTTAATAATGGTAATAATTTAACACAGAATTTGGGTATTTTAGCTGGTGATTTAACAGTGACTGGTGGTACTTATAATCCATCAAATGGTGTTGCCACATTTACCAATAACCGTGGTGGTACTTTTGATGTTACTGGGTTTTTAACTGGTTATACAGATACTGATGTTTTCGTTACAGGTGGAACGTATATCGGTAACACATTAGAATTTACAAATAATAGTGGTGGAACATTTAGTGTAACTGGAATTACTGGTACTGATTACTACACAACTGGTCTTACATTTAACTCAGGAACTTATGATTTAACTGTAAGTTTAAATAATGGAAGTGCTTTTACACAGAGCTTAGGTATATTATCTAGTGATATGACCATTACTGGTGGTACATATAACCCATCAAATGGTGTTGGTACATTTACAAATAATAGTGGTGGTACATTTCAAGTAACAGGATTTTTAACTGGTTATACCGACATATATACAACTGGTGTAACATTAAATGGTAACAGTATTGAATTTGATAGAACTGACACATCTAATGCATATTCTGTAGATTTATCCCCAATATTATCAGGGTTTTCAGGTACTGATGTCTTTGTTACTGGTGGAACTTATAGTTCATCAGCGGCAACAATAACTTTTACGAATAATACTGGTGGTACCTTTACTGTAACAGGTATATCTGGTGGTACTGGTAGTACTTCACCTGCTGGTTCTAATACACAAATACAATTCAATGATAGTGGTTCGTTTGGAGCAAATACAGGGTTTACATTTGATACCACTAGCCAAACTTTATTTACTGAGTCTAATGTCAGTGGGACTAGTGTTAATTTTTACAATGGGTTATCCAATTTTGATGTTGGTTTTGGTAGTACAGAAGTAATAGGTACGACTACGATTTATAATGCCGACCCGATTGGTAGTACTAGTGGTGTTACTATGTTCACTATGGGTGATTTAACCGATGTATTTGGTGAGGATAACAGTTACTTATTAGGGTTTATCAATGCTACTGGTAATACTAATAGTCTTATCGTTGGTACTCCTGAAAGTACTAGGATTGTGTATCAACCATCAGATGGTGGTGGTAGTAGTAATTATATCGCAGTTGGTTATGGTGGTATCACTAATGAAATATTAAGCGGTAAAACATTCGAGGTTCAGGGTGTTTCTAATACATTATTAAACGTTAATAATTCTGGAACCACATTCCACAGTGCTTATACGTTTCCAACAACGGACGGAAACCAAGGCCAAGTACTTAAAACAGATGGTGGTGGTAGTGTATCTTGGTCTAACGGTACAAGTGGTTTGTTTGCACAAACTGGTGATAGTACAACAGTGTCGGCCACTACAGGAACAACTACATCAATTATTGGTTCGGGTGTCGGTGAATTTAAATTTCCAGCTAATACTCTACAAGGAGGGGATACATTTCATATTAAGTGTGGTGGACTTTTAAAAAATATTGGGGCTTCAGGTTTAGCCTTTAACCTTTCAGGTGCAACAGAATTATTAGATACTGGAATCATCGGTAACAACGGAGCAGTTAGTACATCAATTGACAGACCGTGGGAATTAGAAATTGATTTAACAATAAGGTCAACTGGTGCCATCGGTACTGCTATAGTTGTTGGTGAATTTAATTGGGCGGGACTTTTACTACCTGGTGGTGCTGGACTTAGTGTAAATCGTTGGAATTTTCATCAAAGCTCATCAATAGATACCACCGTTGATAATGCATTAGACTTAGCTGTAGAATTGGGAGACCTTACTTCAGCAATATATTCTCAGTTAACTTATCTTAATAAAGTTTATTAGTGTTTAATTAGGTTACATATACAAATAATAAAAAAAATAAAAAAATGGAATTTTTTATAAGAAAAGACTCATTAGAACCAGTATTAAAAATGCAATTAATACAAGATGGTAGAAACGACTTTAGAAAGTTTTACCAAGGATTAGAGAACGCTTCTTTAAGTTTTTCTATGAAAAAGGTAGATACTGGAGAATATGTTATTTTGAATAAAGCCGCAGGAATCGTACAAAAAACAGAGTTAGACCCCATCAATGACCCAGAATATTACATTTATTATAGATGGCAACCTTCTGATGTTATGGAAACAGGTAGATATCAAGGACAATTTTTGATAGAATTTTTAACCGAAGGCACACAGTTAGTGGCACCGATTAGAGAAGACTTATACATCAGCATTCAAGAAAGTTTCGGAATAATTTAAATTGACATCCCCCCAACAGTTTCTTATATTTTAATTAATGTTAAGTAAAATTCACCATCGAGGTGAAGCTAATATTACAAACGAAAATTATTATATACATGAAGCCTACACAAGAAGAAATTCAACAATTTTTAGAGGGTGGTGACCCTGAAAAATACATAGTAGCGGTAGAATACGATTACCGTAGTAGTTCTATATTTAAAATCAAAGAAGACCCAATTAATGGTAAACAAATAATTAAAGATAAATTTGTGCCTTTTGCTTGGGTCGGTGATTTACGACCCCATAAGTTTTATTCTAATAGTAAAGTTAGGCAAAAAGAAGCCATGTCCAAACATGGGATTATTATAGAAAAATTAAATAACCATGAACAACCTAGGTTAGTTGAAGGGTTAAATTTTATAATTAAAACCACGAAAACCTACCAGAACTTAGTTTCGTTCTTTAGGGAAGGTGGAGTAAACCCTTGGGGGGAGGAGAGTAGGCAAGCTATCATCATATTATCGCCAGTAGAACAATACTTAATCCAAAAAGAAAAAAGACTATTTAAAGGTTTCGAGAACTATAACGACATCCATAGATTGGTTTTTGATATCGAAACAACCGCTTTACGTCCTACCGATGGCATGATTTTTTTGGTGGGAATATTAGATAATAGGGGTAATAGTGAGATATTCTACGCTCACGACGATGAAAGTGAAAGGCAACTCATTATTAGTTTCTTTGAAACTTTAAATCGGGTTCGACCTACTATTATAGGTGGGTATAACTCTTCCTCATTCGACTGGGAGTGGATGTTTAAACGTGCAGAGATACTCGGACTTAATATAACTGAAATTTCCAACACTCTTCATCCAAACATAAATATTAGAAGAAGGGAGTCTAGACTAAAGTTAGGAGCTGAAATGGAAGAGTATATGTCCACTAATATGTGGGGATATAACATCGTTGATATAGCACACGCGGTTAGACGAGCCCAAACTATTAATTCAGACATTAAGAGTTGGGGACTTAAATACATAACCCAATTCATAGGAGCAAATAAAGAAAGTCGTGTGTATGTTCCAGGAGATAAGATATCTTCAATATATGAAGAAAATTTAGACTATTTCTTTAACCCACGGACGGGCAATTACAAACTAAAGGACACTAAGGGTTTAAGTGATTTAGTTCGTAAACACCCGAATGTTTATGCGGAGGTCAGTGGTCAATATATAATTAAAAAATATCTAGAGGGGGACATTGAAGAAACTTTAACAGTAGATGAGGAATTTAACCAAGCTTCATTTCTTTTAGCTTCTATGGTACCTACAACTTATGAAAGAGTTTCCACCATGGGGACAGCAACATTATGGAAAATGTTAATGTTATCGTGGTCATATAAATACAATCTAGCCATCCCGAAGAAAGATGAACAAAGGCCATTCGTAGGTGGGTTATCTAGATTACTTAAGACTGGTTACTCCACTAATGTTTTAAAGTTAGATTTTAGCTCGTTGTACCCTTCTATCCAGTTAGTGCATAACGTTTTTCCTGAGTGCGACGTTACTGGGGCTATGGAATCTATGTTAAAATATTTTAGGGACACAAGAATCAAATATAAGAAATTAGCCTCTAAATACTCTGGTGTTGACGATAAAAAGTCCTCATCCTATGGTAGAAAACAACTGCCTATTAAAATTTTCATTAACTCCATGTTCGGTTCTTTATCCGCTCCTCAGGTTTTCCCTTGGGGTGAAATGGATATGGGTGAAATGGTGACCTGTACTGGAAGGCAATATCTTAGACATATGATAAGATGGTTTATGGAAAGGGACTACTCCCCTTTAGTGTTGGACACAGATGGGGTAAACTTTTCGTCACCAGAAGGTGTGGAAGAAAGACTTTATATTGGTAAAGGAAATAACGAATTAGTTGTGGAAGATAAAGAATATAAAGGTGCAGACGCAGATGTGGCTGAATATAATGATTTATATATGAGAGATGAAATGGGGTTAGACACTGACGGCACTTGGCCTTCCTGTATAAATGTAGCTAGAAAGAATTATGCTTTATTGACAGATAAAGGTAAGGTTAAATTAACTGGTAACTCAATCAAGTCTAAAACACTGCAAGGGTTTTTGGTGGAGTTTATCGATGAGGGGTTAGAAATGTTATTAAACGGTGATGGTAAGTCTTTTATTGAACATTACTATTCTTATGTTGACAAAGTATACAATAAGGAAATCCCACTATCTAAAATAGCTAACAAATCCAGAGTAAAGTTAACGGTAAATGAGTATAAAGAAAGAGCAAAAAGAGTGACAAAAGCTGGTAACCCTATGTCAAAAATGGCACACATGGAATTGGTTATTAGAGAGAACTTAAGGGTTAATCTAGGGGATACGATTTATTACGTTAATAATGGTACAGCGATGTCTCACGGTGACGTACAAAATAAAAAGTTAAAAGATGGGACTAAAGAAACAATTCTTAGGTGTTATAGAATCCCAGAAAAAGATATAGAGGAATCACCTGAAACGTGTGGTGACTATAATGTCGCTAGGTATATGAATACGTTTAATAAAAGAGTTGAGCCTTTACTAGTTGTTTTTAAACCAGATGTTAGAGATAGTCTCATAGTTACGAAACCAGAAGATAGGCAGTTTTTCACTAATAAACAATGTGAATTAATAAATGGTTTAACGAGAAGGGAAGGGGACCAGGATGATTTAGACGATGTTCTTTCTCTTTCTACTGAGGAACAGGTATTTTGGGGTAAGATGGGTCAGAATCCAGATAGGTTCTTAGAACCACTAGGAATTTTTTAATCCGTCTGAAGAAAGAATGAACCAACCATCACCATTGGATAGTATTTCTATACTACTTTGGGGGCCCATACTAACCTCTTCCCATTCCCCATCTATTTTGCCTAATTTAGTTTTTACTGTAATGTTTGCCATAGATTTTATATAGAACCTATTCAGGGATTTATCGTTAAGTGTGATGATTAAATCCTCAGTAGCTATAATGTATCTAGTAGATGAGGTCACATAGTCTTGGACAATGGTAATAGGAACATTTTCTACTGTTTCCACAGTTTTTTCTATAACTGGTGCCGTACCGTGTTTTAATATGGAAATTAAAGCTATCGTAAGTAGTTTATAACTTATACCATCGGGTTCTCCATTTTTATTATACGTTACAAAATCAGTCAACCCTACCGAGTCTACTTCTTCCGCGATTAAACCTACAGAAGGTTTGTTATTATTTTTCCATTTAAACCTTACAGGGGTTAATTTTAAAATAGGACTTAATTCATTAAACGATAAGGGCACTACATCTTTTTTATATCTTAAGGATGATGCAGCTTTAAAAACTTCGTTGGTCGTAGTATCTATTTCTAATTCATTTCCGCTCCCAGTAGGAATTAAATCAGAGTTTATTTGGACGGCGGATTTGCCGTAAGTCAAATCTGGGTCCACACCCATAGAAAAAACAGCTGTATTTGCGGAGGTAGAAGTAAAATTAAAATTATAGGTAGAGCTTATGCCAGATAAACCTATAAAGACATTTTGTTGGAGTTTGCTGCTCCCAGACATTTCAGCGGTGGTATTACAATTTTGGTATATCTGCCTAGAAAAATCTGCTTTTGTTCTTAAACCGTGTCCTGGATATTTGTATCCCATATTATATTACGTTATAGGGGTCTTGGAAGGGTCGATACCCCAAGGCTTTATTTAGATTTTCAGCTACCATAGCTTTTCTCTCCATCATTTTATCCTCCCTTAATCTTTCTAATCTCAATGTTAACTCCTCAGTTAATTTAGTTTTTTCATCCTGAGATTCACTAAATAACGAAGAGTAGTCCATGGTTAGTTCACTATCTGGAACCTTCAAGGCACCACTAAATTTACCCCTAACTCTACCTAAAGTTTCTTTCGCTAAAGCTGTGAAATATCTTCTTACCCATGCTCTTGCGGGAGAATTTAAGTCAATCCATTCTATGTCACTTATTGGTGCGTCTGAGGGAACTCTAATAATGTCCTTATTTTCAGCTAAACAATCATTCACATTATCGGGATTAACGTCATAATACCAATACCATACCCTACCACCTCTCATTTCTGAATTGCCGAAGTCAAAATTACCACCAGGTACGTTATAAAGGTGTAAATACCTAGTACCTTCTGGTCCTGTAGTGACCCTGTAAGTTAAATCAGACCCTATTAGTCTATTTTTAATATTTCGGTCTTGCATTCTAAGTAAAATGTCGTAAGCAGGCATCATATAATACGAACCAACCATACCCATTTGAGCCATTCCAGCACCGGCCATTCCACCTCCACCTAAACCACCGAACGCACCCATAAATGGGTCAATTAACATTTCATTAAGTTCTGGGCGATTATACCACATTATTTCATTTATTTCTCTTCCCGCTGGTATTTGATATATCTGTTGGTTTGGAACTAACTCCACATAGTCCTTTTTAAGAATCCAAGGGCCCATAGTCTGTAACCCAACAATTTTAGAATACGCATAAGTAAAGGAACTCTCCCAGTCCAAACTCCTAGTAGTGTAGGCTCTAGCTAAATCCGCTTCATCAACATTAATACCACCTAAAGAAGCCCACTGATTTTCAATTAACCAGTCATTAACATACATAGCGTAGTCTTGGATTGCTATGTCCAATAATGAATCCAACATATCATCTTCTAATTCCACACCTACAATTGGTGCTCCTAACTGGTGTTTGAGTTGGGTATAAAGTCTCTGTTTATCTAATATGGAAACGTTAGTTGGCATAATCTTTTTTTATATAAATATTACTAATTCTATTAGTTTCAAATATTATGGAGTTCATTAAATAATTCTGTCATAATATCAGTCTCTGGGTTAAGAGGTACATCTCCCATAACCGTATCTATTATGTTTTTCTTTTTACGGAGGATGTTGTATATGATTCTTTCTAAGGTATTATCGAAAGTAGGGTAAAAACAAGACACGTTTTTTTTCTGACCTATCCTAAAGGCTCTATCTTCCGCTTGTGAATGGTCGGAAGGTACAAAACTTAAATCGTTCATTATAACCGCTTCTGCTGAAGTAAGGGTAATTCCTACACCTCCCGCTTTAATATTAGATATGAAAATTTTAATGTCTGGGTTGTTTTGGAATTCATCTACAGATTTTTGCCTTTCTTCTTTAGACATCTGTCCGTGTAAAACCACCGACTGGTGTGTGTAGTGTGAATGCAACTCCATTAGGGGAGCGGTGAAGTTGGTGAAAACAATTACCTTTTTATCTTGTTCCAAGATATCATTAATTATCTGACGAGTATATGTGATTTTCTCTGAAGCAATAATTTGCCTTACTTTTGTGAGTTTAGCAAGATGAATTGTAATACTTTCGTTTTGGTTTTCATCAGACCACGACAAATACTCACCCATTTCCTTTTCATACTCCTCAGATACCAATTCCAAATAGATTGGTGTAATAATTTTATCCGGTAAGTCTAATACGTCTTCTTTTAATCGTCTTGTTATTTTGTCTTGTGTACGGTCTCGTAACTCTTCTAAGTTGGAGGCTCCACTTACGTTCCATATTTTTCTACCGTTCGGGCCTCTAAATTGTCTACCCTCACAATACCTCTTCACATATGCGACCCAGTTATTAGCTACCCTACTATTGACTAGGTTAAGTAGGTTATAGTAATTAATGGGTCTAGATGTCATAGGAGTTCCCGTCAGTAACCAAACCTTACCTAACTTCAAGGAAATTTGGTTAATTATCTTGGTTCTTTGTGCTTTAGGGTTAGAAATATAATGGGCTTCATCAATTATCACTCTTTCTACGCCAGATTCCAACAATGTTCTAACACTTTTATTTTTAAGTGAGTGGAAATTTTTAAGAATATCATAATTTACAATTATATATTTACCTTCTTTCCAATTTTTCCCTTCGACTATGACCACCTCCTCATCAGTATAGTTCTCTATTTCCCTCTTCCAGTTTATTTTAAGGGAAGCTGGACATATCACTAGAGTACATTTAGGGTTTTCCACAATACTTGCTATGACAGCTGAAGTAGTTTTACCCAAACCCATATCGTCAGCTAAAATATACATATCGTTTTTTAATAAATCCTCGATGGCTGGTTTCTGGTGTTCCATTGGGGGCCTGTGATTAAAGGGAGAATAATCCACGGTTACTTTTTTACTGTTGGTAGGTACTATTTGTGACTTAGGTACCCAGAACGAATATAACTTTTCAGAGTCTATAACTTTTCCCCATATATGGTATGCTTTATCTGAGGTAACCAATATCTTTTCTACCCATATTTCTGTTGGTGCTTTGGGCAATAACTTTTTTTCTTGCAACTCTTGGGAAAAATAAAGGTCTATTTTTACCTTTTTTCTTGCAATCTTAGGGACAATATCATGGTTGCCTATAACATAATCTGATTGGTTCCTAGTTAAATTATAATATTCACTTTTAATTTTTTCTTTTAAATCTAAGATAAAATTATTTGCACCATTATACCCTGTGAGTATTCCGCGTGCTTCTACTTCCGGTATTTTTAATTCCACAATACGATAATTATCTAACCTAAATATAAGGAAGAACTGGATATTTATAAATAAAAAACCTTAGCAATGAGTAAAAAGAGAGTACCAATAACTAGAGTAAATAAATTTTTCGGTGACGAAGATTTTAGACTACAAGAGTCTATGGGTATGGAATATCTACACGGAAACCTAAATTTTACTTTAGTATTATATAGTGTCGATAGGAGTAAGAGTGTTACCGACGATGTGTATGGTGAAGCCGCACAAGAAGAAATAAGGTTTTTTCCACCCGTCGAATTTAAAGCTCTAGTGAATATTTCTGGACCTACTAACGATAGTTACGCGAATGGTTTAATGAGATATTTAGAAAGTGGTAATTTAACTATTAGTGTATATAAGAAAGAATTAGACCAACTAGATATAGATATAAAGTATGGTGATTACATTGGATATCCCGAAACCGAAGATTTTACTAGATATTTCACAGTTTCCAATGACGGTAGGGTAGCTGGTGATAATGCACATACTATATTGGGGTACAAATCTTTTTATAGAACGATAACCTGTGTTCCAACCAGTGATAACGAGTTTAAAGGAATTTAATTATGGGTAGGATTAATAAAAAAATAAAAAAAACGTTAAATATGTATCCTGTGGTGGGAAACCAACCACAGTACCCTTCTGGGTATGACGGATTATCAACCCCAAAAAGAAGAAAACAACTAGCAGAGTTTATTAGTGAGGACGGCACTTTCTTACCTAAAAGTGTGTTGCATGCAGATTTAGATAGGGGGATGTTAGATTTTGTCAATGACCGTTTAAAAATATCAGTAGATGGAAAACCCATATCAATAGTAGACCAAATACTAACAATCCAAAGATGGGCAGAGTTTTCTAATACTTGGTCTTTTGCGGATAAAGATTTGAATCCTGAAATTCCTTTTTTAGTTACAGTTAGAAATCCAGCGGTACAATATGGGACTAACCCATCCTTAACGTATACCATCCCAGATAGGAGAACTTTCCATTACGCTAAGGTACCAACTTGGGATGGCCAAAGAAAAGGAATGGATTTATATAAAATACCACAACCAGTACCCGTAGATATAACATACGACTTAAAGATAGTATGTAATAGAATGAGGGAACTCAACCAATTTAATAAGGTAATGATGCAAACTTTCACCTCTAGACAAGCCTATACCTTCGTGAAAGGACACTACATCCCAATTATAATGGAAACTTTAAGTGACGAAAGTCAAATATCTGACAATGAAAAAAGAAAATTTTATACACAAAATTATCAACTGCAACTGCAGGGATTTTTAATTGATGAAGAGGAGTTTGAGATTACACCCGCGATTACTAGAAAGTTGTTAGTGTTTGAGACTGAGACAAAAACCAAAAAGAGGAGATTAGAACCGACCAAAGAAAATCCTAGAGGCATATTTACACAAACGTTTACACTAAACGTGGCTGTGGTGGAGTTATCAGTACCGTTTGAGTACGATGCAAATGTTCAGGTATTAGACACTACCAATAATGATACGTATACTGTGCATTTAGATGGTGAGTTGGTCAGTGATGAATTTACTACTTATTATGTTTCTAGGGGCCAGACACTACTCTTTAAAATGACACCCACGGATGCTTTGCAAGAACAAACAGTCACTCTAGAGACAAAGTTTATCTAGGAATTACCCAAATATACCCATTAATCTTCTAGTCTTTCTCCAGTTTCTTTTATTTTAAATTGGGATAGGTTGTTGGTTCCACTACTTCCACGTTTCTTCTTAACGTGGAACACAATACCGTTATTATAAAGTTTATTAGGTGTATTAAACATGTCCCCATTAAAATGTAACCTACCATTCTTATCTAATAATACGTCATATTCCATACCCAGATATTTTCGGACCAGGTTAAGTGGAGCACCGTGCTTTTCAACAACTTCCAATAATCTAGTGTCTTCCTTTAATAAATAACTTTCTTCTTTAATCTCTTCAATATTGTAGATTTCCCCACCGTAAGCGTTCATAAAATTAATGAAATCACCCTCTAAAGTGTCGTCGTCATCTCTAAACCACTCACCAAAAACCCTACGACTATCCAGTATACTGTGTAACATTTTTTCTACTTTTCTCATATTATCCACCTTATAAACCGCAACAATTCTATATCTAATGGGTGACTTGGTGTTAGTCAGGGATTGTTCACGTACTAATGGGTCTACGGATAACCCAATCTTTTTATCAGAGATATCGATTTCTCTACTTAATACGTCATAATGTTCTCCTAAATAAATGTATCCTTCCATGTTTAGTTTTTAATATTGCAAATATAAAAAAAGAATAAGAAAAAAATGTTAGATTAACAAATCTAACGTCTGAGTTTTCTATTAAACCTCTTAAATACCATACCGAACTATTTCCTATTAAATTTTAATTAGTGGTCACCATAAATGTCTTTTTTAGGTGAACATTTATCCTTTATTAGTTTCTCCACAAACTGAAACATTTTTAAACCGTTTCTACCACAATATTCCTTTAATAGTTTGTGAACCCCACTATCTATTTTAATATTTTTTATCTTTTGTGTTGTAAGCATACCCATAAGTATGAAAAAAGTATGTTTTTTTTCACACCAGAAGTCATAATAGTCAAAAAGATGGTCATCTTTTGGGATTAGAGATAATATTTATTAATAAAATAAAAATAAAGTACAAAAAAAATAATTAACATGGCAGCAGACGGCAAAGTTTTTGTATCACCAGGGGTGTACACGTCAGAAAAAGATTTAAGTTTCGTAGCACAAAGTGTGGGTGTGACCACATTAGGATTAGCTGGAGAGACTATTCAGGGTCCAGCGTTTGAACCTATCTTCATAAGTTCATACGGAGAGTTCCAAACCTACTTTGGTAGTTTAAGCCCATCAAAGTTTACCGAAACACAAATTCCCAAATACGAATTATCATACATAGCAAAAGCATATTTACAACAATCTAACCAGTTATTCGTAACTAGGGTATTGGGTTATTCAGGGTATGACGCGGGACCTTCATGGTCTATAACCACTGTCGCTAATCCTGATTGTGAAACAATTAGGACTCAGTGTACAGATACCAGTGGTACCTTATATAGTGCTTCTACTTGTAACACTGGTACGGCATTTGAGTCGGCTACTGGTTCAACAGCTGTAGTTAATACTGGAGACATATCTCTTTATTTTACTGGTTCTACCTCCGTTTGGACAGATTCTACAACTACCACTAAGCCAGTTACGGCATTACCTTGGCCTATTTCAGGAAATATAAATAATCCCATAACTAAGACAGATGGTAGTACTACAACAATCTCTGATGAGTTAGATAGTTTGTTATCGACTTACTACAATAGTTTAACTCATGATACTAGTGCGGGATGTGCTACAGGAAGTACACCATGTTACCTACCTATGACGGGAGGAACAAGCCAAGAAAAGTCTTTCGGTTGTAATTATAATGGAGATGCCCATTCTGGCAATACATTATATGAAGGAACTTTCTTAGAGAACGCTACCGACCCATTATCTTCTGGACATACCTATCAAAGTATGTTTAGTGGTATAACGGAAACTTCCGTACTTGGAAGCTCTTGTAACCCTAAACCTTCAGTATTTTGTAATGATATTAATGACCCTTGGTTATATGGGTTCTTTGACCCTATACCTGGAACAGATAGTTACAGTGGATTCTCTTTAAGTTTTGGAGTCAACACTAATGAGGTATTTGATATTAGTACTTCGGCATCTACTACCTTATACTCTGGAGGTTCAGCCCTTAGATATTCTTACACCTTATATACAGGTGAAACTTTCTGTAACTACGATGACCTAGTTGTTGCTACATTCCGTTCAAGAGGTGTTAGTACCAATAATTCAGGTGGTCCAGTATATCAAGTTACTGGAGGTACTGACGTTAATATGGTGTGTACGGGAAGTACCTTCTCAGAAGTGGGTACAGACCCATTCGCAACTTTCGGCATGGATGTTACAGATGTGGATGGTGATTCATTTAGATTTGAGACTTCTATGTCACCATCATCATCAGACTACGTTAAAAGAGTATTCGGTGTAGCTCCTTTTGATAAGGATATGGAACAAGTACCAATCTTCGTAGAGGAAGCCTACCCTAACATGTTGACTTACGCTTATAAGAAGGGATACATTAGAGGACTAAATTGTAATTTATTAGACCTACCATCTTATAGAGATTCTAATAATACAGGAACTATAGGTTTTTACCAAGAACAATGGCAAACCCCAGTAACTCCGTATGTTGTTTCTGAGTTAAGAGGTACTAAAGTATACAAACTATTTAGATTCATCTCAATATGTGACGGTAATGCCGCTAACACACAAGTTAAAATCTCAATCGTTAACATCTCTTTTGAAAGAAATGAGTTCGACCTTTTGGTTAGAAGTTTCTACGATACGGACGCTTCTCCTGTGGTATTAGAAAGATACACAAGGTGTAGTATGAACCCTAATCTTAACTCTTTTGTGGGTGTTAAAGTTGGTACCGCGAACGGTGAGTATGAACTTAGAAGTAGATACATTATGGTAGATATTGACCCAGAACAGGAAACCGACACTAATCGTCATGATGCTGTTCCTTGTGGTTTTGAAGGGTACTCCACTAGAAATTATTTAGGGGAACAAAGTCCTACAATATATTATAAGACAAAATACAATAAACCAGGTGACATTATATGGAACCCTCCTTTCGCTATTAGTTCTACTGTGGACAATTCTGTGATAAGTGCTGGGGATAAAATTAGAAGGGTTTATTTAGGCATTTCAGATACTGCAGCGTCAGCATACGATGACGATTTCTTCCAATACAAAGGAAAACAAGCACCAATAGATAAATGTACTGATTTAGACGGTACTGATTGGAACTGTTTAACCACAGGATTCCACATGGATAAGGGAGCTACTTGTGTTGACACTCTTGGTGAGTTGTGTGTAACCACACTTTGTAAAAATTGTGGTACTGGTACAACTACCGAAGACCAGTTTTCGGTAGGAGCGGCCACTTTCAGAAGTGAACCAACAGACTCCCAAGACCCATATTACACATTACAGTCTAGAAAATTCACATTAGCACCTTATGGTGGATTTGATGGGTGGGACATTTATAGAAAGTCCAGAAGTAACGGAGATAATTACGTAAGGGGTAAATCAGGGTTCCTAAACGGAGCATGTAGTTCAACTACGTTCCCTAACGCGTCTGGTGATGGTTCATTTAAAATGTTGTCTCAGACTCCTTGGGGAGAATCAGGGTTCTTTGCGACTACTGACTATTACGCTTACTACTTCGGTATGAGAACATTTAGAAACCCAGAAGCAGTCAACATCAACGTTTTAGCGACGCCAGGCATAGACTATGTAAACAATAGTAACCTTGTAGAGGAAACGATTGACATGGTGGAAACTGAAAGAGCTGATTCATTATATATTACTACCACACCTGACTACAATTTGTTTGTACCAGGAACGACAATAGCTTCAAACATAATCCAACCTACTGAAGCTGTGGATAACTTAGATTTAACGGGAATTGACTCTAACTATACAGCTACTTACTACCCATGGGTACAGTACAACGACCAAGAAAACAATACTAGAGTATGGTTACCACCTACTTATGATGTAATGAGAAACATCGCTTTAACAGATAACATCTCATTCCCTTGGTTCGCGTCCGCTGGTTACACTAGAGGTATTGTAAACGCGGTTAAAGCTAGAAAGAAACTTACTCTTGATGAAAGAGATACGTTATACGCTGGTAGAATTAACCCAATTGCAACTTACTCAGATGTTGGTACCATTATCTGGGGTAACAAGACACTACAAAGTAGACAATCTGCTTTAGACAGAATCAACGTTAGAAGATTGTTATTACAAGCTAGAAAATTAATTTCGGCAGTAGCGGTTAAATTGTTATTCGAACAAAATGACGAACAAGTGAGAAATGAGTTCTTGGACTTAGTTAATCCAATCCTAGACTCTATCAGAAGAGAAAGAGGTCTAACAGACTTTAGAGTTGTTCTTTCTGACGACCCTCAATTAATCGACCAAAATACTTTAGAGGGTAAGATTTATATAAAACCAACTAGGTCTCTAGAATTTATCGATATTGAATTCTTGATTACACCTACTGGAGCATCATTTGAAAATGTATAATAAGAAAAGTTAAAAAATTAAAAAATGAAATTTAATTATAAAAAACAAAAGTTAGTGGAAAGTTTGGGGTATGACGTAAACTTTAAAAAAACCTACGGTAGTAAGGCACAAAACGTTAGGGTCACACCAAACCAATTCCAAAGATTAATGGAGGCATATATGATATATGAAGAAACTCTAGAAATGAAAGGTTTAGATGCTGAGTTATCAGAATACGATAGTTCTTTTCAAACAGAATTAAGTGATGATATTCTAGACGAAATGAACTTTGGTGATGATGGTGGTTTAAATCTACAAGCTGACGTAAATACTGATACGGAAAACTTCAATAACCCTATAGATTTGGACGAGGTTAACTATGAAGATGTGGACCACTCTGATAGAGATGAGTTTGATGGGAGAAAATCTAGGGTTGTAGGTGTCGATTCTGACATACACAAACAACGTGAGATGAGTGAAGATTCTGAGGGTGAAGAGGCGTATAACTACGATGAAGATTTACACCACGACAGAATTGAATTGCGTAATTTGGATAATGAAAGAGACCGTTCTAGTGATTCGTCAAGAGATGGGATAGACCAACATATTGCCGCTCTTGTTAATTCAATGAAATATGACGAAAAAAGAGGTGTGGGTAAAGACGATAAATACCGTAGAGAACCAGGAGAACATTTTTTCCACTACGGTAATGGGTTAGCTGAATCTAAAACGCAAAAAACAAAACTTTTAAAACAAGCTAAGCGTGAATTAGCAAGGCGTTTGAAGAAATAGATTTCCTATATGATATGACAATAAAAAAAGGTCCTGATGGACCTTTTTTTATTGGGTATTACTACAAACGTATGTTTCTTCCAACGTATGTTTTCCAAGCTTCACTCTTATCATATTTTTGGTTGATTTTTTCAACAACTTGTGAAGGCAATTCTTCTTTGTCCAAAAAGTCTTTAGTTATTTTACATTTAACAGATGTAATTTCTTCATTCACCAAAGAAACTTTAGCTTTTAACTCATCGATTTGTTTTTGCAATTCTTCCTTTTCTTCCTGTACTTTAACGAACTCCACATTATTACTGAATTCCTCAGTCCAAGCTTCCTCATAGGTGTTAGAGGTAAATAAGGATACGTGATTTGTAGTGTAGTCACGGTTAATAACGTCTACCGAATTTAATAAGTTGGCATTTAGGTCTGTCATGAGTTGAGAAATCATGTTAGTGGTTAACTCAGGAATACTATCTAGGAACTCTTGATATACCCTCTCGTACTTCTCCATCTTATTTTTTCTCGTACGAATTCCAGTGAATTTAAATTCAAATCTTTTTGATTGATTTACGTGGTAGGTATTCTCCCCACCAGGACAGTCATTCGTATACTTACAAATTTTAATAAGGTCTGGATTGGCAGACTTTAAAATATCTACAGTTTCTGATTTAAGTGTTACATATACTGTTAAGTGGTTAGAACGGTCCAGAACATATTCAGAGTCTACAACTTTTTCACAGTTGTTTGGTGATACGTAAGTTTTAACCACAACGTCATTTTCGGTAATACCCTCTACTACGTTTAAAAACTTGTTTCCGTTCTCAAATAAACTTTCTATTTTCTCTATTTTCATGTCTTTCCTTTGTCGTTTTGTTATGCACAAATATAAGGGATTTATGTCTAACTACCAAATTAAACGTAAAGAATTATCTTTATTTAATGATTTTTTTTTATTATATTTGTGCTAAACAGTAAAAGACAATAAATGAAATTAGCACTATTTGATTTTGATAACACACTATTCGAAACACCATATAATGAAGACCCAAATTATATGGATAGGCCGCAAAGCCTTTCCACACGTAAATGGAAATTTAAACCAATTCTAGAAACAATTAACGCATATGAGATAAATTCAACATGTGACAATACCAAACTTATACTACTCACTAACAGGATTAGTGATGTTTATTTAGAACTTAAATCTATATTAGAGTCCCACGGGTTGAGATTTGACGAATATATGACCATTGTCGGGGTTGATGGGGACAGGTCCAAGGGTAACAGATTAAAATCCTTAATTGAAAAGTATGGTGTTGTTACTGAGGTAGAGTATTGGGAAGATAAGGATAAACATATCGTTGACGTTATGTCTATTATGGAGTCCTACCCTAACATTGCCCTTAAGATAAATAAAGTAACTATTTAATTCTATTTATACTACCACTAGCTCTTTCACCAACACCCAAGTCGTGTGTATTATCTACAATCCAATAATTGTCTACCATAGGTATTAGGTCTTTAACTACCCGCCTAACTTTATCATGGTAATCTATAACCATATCTCTAGGTAAACTACGGTCACGCTCTTGATTTCTATTTAAAGCTTTATCTAGTTCTGTCACTACGTGGACAATAGTCACATTATACCCATTTTCTTTAGCTAGATTAATTACATCGTTCATGACCCCTCTTTGTCCACCACCCGCATCGTAAACTATGTTAGGCATGTGCCCTCTTTCTACTCCTATAAAATTCTTCAAAAACTTAATGGTTAAATTTCTAGGGTCTGATGTGGTGTGAGACATATCTAGTATTTTAGCGTACCCTTCTTCTGTTGAAATGTTTTCTTTCCACTGGTCCCCCCATAAATTTTTAGCTAACGAAACTCTATAGTTATCTACATTAAATTGTTTATAGTCGGGCAGGTCTATAAAATTCTGGGTAACATAACTTTTGCCAGCTCCAGGACCACCAGCTATAATTACAAAATTACCCTTAGGGTTGTCAAAACCTACCATCTTTGACTCAACCAACATCAACTTTTTAATTTTATTAATCTCTTTAAGTAACATATCTACATATAAATATATTTATTAATAAGAATATTATAAAAAATATAATTACAAAATCGTGCCTACCTAAGGATTAAAACTTTTAACGGTACTTATATGATATATGGAATGTCCTATGGGTAAAATTTTAAATAAATGAATTACATTAGAAGAATACTTAGAGAGTATACGGAACAACCTTTAAATGAGTTAGCTAAAACTAATCGTTTAATTCTTTTAGACGTGGACGACACACTACTTAAACCTACTGGAGTATACATCTATAGAAACTTACCTTCAGATAGTGAAGAAGTGACTTTAACCCCGTACGAATACGGATTAGAACATGTAACGCAAGACACAAAACAATATTACGATTACCGAGATTTTATGGACCCCGTAAAGACCCAACAGTCTATTGAAAAAGCAGAACCCATAGTAGCTAACCTATCTGTAATGGATGACTATCTAAAATTAGGACATCAGATTGGAATACTAACCGCAAGGTCTAACGAAGACATTGTATATGATGGGTTAAGACAATTCTTAATGTATAAAGACAGTAAGGGGAATTTGGTCCCAATAGGTGACAGGTTATCTAGAGAAAATGTGTACGCTATAAATGATATAGACCGAGTTAGGACTCTTGAATCGGAAACAGATTATGAAAAGAAAGCTGAGGTAGTAGAAAAACTTTTAACTAAGTATGATGAAATAGTTTTCATAGATGATGATATGAAAAATATTAAACAAATGAAACTATTAAAGAGAGATTTACCGGAAAAGCTTGCTAATAAATTATTTGTAATGCATGCTAAAGAATAAAGTCTTTAAGAAGTATTTATATAAATATAATAGCTTTTATGCTAGTAGATATATGGAATGAGAAAAATAAAGTAAAGGGTTAATCTAGTCGATTTTTAAAAACCCGTATATTTATTAAGAAATAACAATACAAAACAAAAAAAACTAACATGGCTGACTTATTAATGAAAATGCCCATACCGTATGAACCTAAAAAGAAAAATAGGTTTATCTTAAGATTCCCTTCTTCATTGGGCATTAATGAGTGGTATGTGGAAAGTACTTCGAGACCTGCTGTTAACATTAATCCAGTAGAAATCCCTTTCTTAAACACTTCTACATATGTGGCAGGTAGATTTACATGGAACACTATTAGTGTGACATTTAGAGACCCTATAGGGCCATCAGCAGCACAAGCTCTAATGGAGTGGGTAAGATTACACGCAGAATCAGTAACAGGTAGAATGGGTTACGCTGCGGGTTATAAAAAAGACATTGATTTAGAGATGCTAGACCCTACTGGTGTGGTTGTAGAAAAGTGGATAATGCAAGGGACATTCTTAACCGATGTAAACTTTGATAGTTTGGGTTACAGTGATGATGCAATAGCTAGTATATCAGCAACTCTAAGACCAGATAGATGTATTTTAGTATACTAATAGTATAAACATATTAAGATTAAGACCCACACTAAGTTGTGGGTCTTTTATTTAATGGGGCTAAATTTTTATTTTTGGGATAAGGTTCTTCTCCCCATAAACAGTTTAATGTTTTATCGAACACTAGTAGGTATCGGTGTTTACGGTCACGAGCTCTCCACTTTCCTTTTTTTCCTTTCACGGGACCTCTTTGGTGTTTAACAAAAGAACCATCCTCCATTTCGAACCAAAAATCCTTTTTAAATGAAGTTAAACCGTAGTATTTGAAATTTGTCGCTTGATATATGAATCCCGTATGTAACGACGAATCAGCGTAGGATAAAATAGACTTTACCTCAGTTTTTTTTCTTAACAACTTAATTGATTTGGAAACAAACCAAGATAAAACATTTTTTTCTTTAATTGTGGGGCTAAGGCACAATCTACCTAACTCATAAACACCCCCCTGTTCATCTCTCTTTAACCCAAAACAACCCTTTAATGTCTCAGGTACGGAAGGGGAGTGAAAGATGCAGACACCAACCAATTCAGAGTCTTTATATAACCCAAAATTAAATCCACTTCTAAATCCTTTACTTTGTTTGTTTAAATAATGATATTGTGAAAGTATGGACTTACACAAATCTTTACTTATCATTTGTATGTTATAGGTTTTATCCATTATGATAATTATAGCAAAAATAAATTAAAAAGTACATAAAATAAACAAATGGACCCAAGAGAATACTCAGACCCAACCCAAACGAACATACCATATGATGTGGTTCCTCTCCCGTCTAAAGGAATGTTCTACCAGAATAAGTTAGAGTCTGTAAAGGTAACATATTTAACCGCATCAGACGAAAACCTTCTCAGTTCTCCTAATATAGTAGAAAGTGGAAACATAATAGACGAATTATTAAGAAGAAAGATTTTAGGAAGTGAGGTGAATATTACAGAAATGTTAGAATGTGATAAACAAGCGGTTCTAATATTTTTACGTAACACTGCTTTCGGAGCGACATATGAGTTTACACTAACTGACCCCAAAACAAAAGAATCCTTTAACCACACACACGATTTAAGTAGTGTTAGTATGAAAGAGTTTAATTTAATAGCGGACGAAAAAGGAGAATTTTCCTACTCCCTACCCATAACTAAAAAAATAGTTAAATTTAAATTTTTAAGTTCTACACAAGAAACGGAACTATCAAACATAGACTCACAATATGAAGGTAGAATTTCACCTAAAGTTACAAGAAGACTGGAATATCTTATACAAGAGATAGAAGGTGAAAGAGACAAAGGTAATTTAGCACAAATGATTCAATCAATGCCAATAAAAGATTCTCAGGGGTTTAGAAACTACGTTAAAGACAACGAACCTGGGTTGGATTTAAAAGTAACAGTAAGGGCACCGTCAGGAGAAGAGGTCACAACTTCGGTTGTGCTTGGTGCCCATTTTTTTCGTCCTTTCTTCGGAATACAGGCAGGGCGTGCTGGATGAAATCTATTATCTAGTAAAATTCGCAAATTTTAATCACAAAGACTTAACAAATATGCCTGTTTATGAACGTAGGTATTATCTTAGTAAACTTATAGAAGAGTTTGACAAGAAAAAAGAAGCTGCAGAAAAACAAAAGAACAAGTCTGGAGGATTTTAAAAGTAGATAGTTATCTATTTATATAAAAAAGACTATGG